TGTGGCTGCGGGACACCTAATACATCTTGCGCCGTAGTAGTCTGTGGTGGCTTTGAATTTTGATCTTGGATACGGTTAATCATGTTGCCAGCCAAAACAGCTTTTGTAGGGTCGAGTAGCCCCATATACGCCATCTGCGCTAGCTGTTGCTTACTGTACTTAGTAGCAAGCGCCTGAATTTCTTGGATATCACGCAACATAATTATTCACCCTTCGCCATATTATGCAAAGCAAGCCCTGTCAATCCACCATTAGCAAACAACCCAGCTTTCTGCCCACCTAAATACGCCATGCCTAAACCTGCGCCTTGAGAAATCATAGACGGCGGGGCTTGATACACGTTGTTTACTGTTTGTGATCCGGGCATGCCGCGATATATATCGTTTAGGAAAAGTAATTGATTCTTTTGGAAGTTTTGTTGATTTATAAAGTCTTGATAGGCTACATTCAGTTTTTGCTGCTCTAATGCTTGTTGTTGGGCACCCGCTTGCTGACGTGCGTTCATAGCCGCTTGTTGCTGACCGAACTGAGTCTGGCCTAATTGACCTAGCGTATTAGCAGCTTGTAGCCCTTGACCATATCCCTGTAGACCTAACTGCGCTCCAAACTGTTGCGCTTGCTGGGCGTTTTGGAATGCGTTCTGCATACCGGTGCCATAGATATTGTTTTGCAATTGCCCTAAATTACGCTGGCGTTCCGACTCTTGTATATACCTACCACTACCACCAAAGGCTCCTGCCTTAATAGCAGCCGCGTTGTTTTGCATCCCAGTAATTTCAGATTGGCGACGGGCTTCATCCATTGCAGGGTTTAACGCCCCTTGGATGTATGGCGACATATAGGCTTGCATAGCGCCGGGATTGGTTGCCATGTTCTGATAATTCTGCCCAGCCATTAACGAATTAAGTCCCGCTTGACCTGCTAACTGCGTACCGACCCCAATTTGTTTTGCAGGGCCTAGATTAGCGGCTTCATTAAATGCTTGATTCTGCAAACTAGAAAACCCAGCAGTGCGCTCACCACCGTATGGTATATATTCTTGATTAGATACCGCCTCGGCTTTACCCGCAAGCCGTTCCATATTAGGTCGTAAATATGGCGCAACGTTAGTAGTTGACGTAGTTGTATTTGCAGGAGCACCGCCACCGCCACCACCACCAAAGTTAAAGGTAGCCCAGTCCGGGGAAAATAATAATTTTAGAAATTTAAGCATTTAAGTGCCCCTCGCGGTACTCCGCAAAACTCTCGTTAACAACATCTTTCCACATTTCTGGTATATATTCGGCGGCTTTTTCAGGCCCAACACACACATGTATTGCATAAGCTAAGATGTTACCCGCCGCATATCTAAGTATGTGTGCCGCTTCTAACCCACGTTCATCTTTTTCACGTTCAAACTTGTTTGCTGTCTGATATGCCGACACTACTGTTATCCACATTGGCATGATGTCGCGTTGGATAGCTTGATAAAACGGGTTCAAAGGTAAGTACACAAGACTGATAAGAAACGCGTTGTTAATTGTTTGTTCCGTTACTTCTTTATCTTTATCAACTAAATCATCCCAAATGTGCGCAAGATCAACTAACATCCGATACACGCTTAGTGCATCTTGATTCCCACCAAACCATTCTAGTTTTCCGTAATTATTCATGCGGGTAACAACCTTTCGGCTTTACTGTTAACGGCTACTTTATTTTTGCCAGTAGATTTTTTTCTAGCTTTCTGCACTCTATCCATCATTGCATACAGCTTACGAGCACCAGCTTCGGTGGAGCCATTACCAATCTCTGACACAATCCGGGCGGGTATAACGAATTCACCATCAGCAAGACGAGCGGGCTGACGATTGCCAATAGAAGCAGGGATAGAATCACTGACACCATCGCCCGGCCCACGCAGTAAACGACCTCCATCTGAGTACCCTCCTAAACTAGCCATACCACCGCCAGCAAAACCTTTATACCCACCCATACCACCTAGTTGCTGGTTCATATAGTCGTAGAACCCATTTAAACCTAATTGCTGCTCAGGAGTTTGATAAGCAGGGTAAGGCTGTTCTTGCATTGGTTGCGCTTGTTGCATCGGGGCTACTTGATCGACTTGACCTGTAGGTGTAGCTATACCACCTGTTACTACAGGTGTAAATGGTGTAAGGGCTGCGGTTGTTTGTGATCGAGGAAAGGCAACGCTACCATACATAATTGCGTCATTTGCTGTTTTTTGAGCGGCATCAGCCACCGGATCGTTTAATTGCGTAAACTGCATTGTCTTTGGGTTGTAGTCATACTTATACCCACCAGCTTCCCCGCCACTAGCCATACCGCCAGCAGCCATACGTTCTTCGCCAGTATACGGGTCAACGTTAGTATCTACACCTTGTTTAATTACATCCGTTGATACAGGGCGCTGCATCATTGGGTTGCTATATAACGACGTCTGCAACCCTGCTTGTGGGTAGTCCATGTTTTGACCTACTGCATTTGCAGCCGACATAGTTTCTACTGTACCGCCAGCAGCTAACGACATTAATCCACCCTCAGCCACACGGTAAATAGGTTGCGCTTCTAAACCACCCGTAAAGTAAGTACGCTCGGCAGTGCTACCCCCGCTATATGGCCTGTAATAATCCACATTTGGGTTAATCCGTGTTGTGTTGCTGTATGGGCGTTGGTACTGCGGCTCATTTCTTTCTTTTATTGGTTTCGGCTGCATTAACTTATATAGACCATAAGCACCAGCCGCTGTTGTGTATGGGTTTTCGTTAGCGAATGCTTTTAAGTTCGTAAAGTTTGGTTTGCGAATTAACGTTTCTAAATCACTCAATACGTTGCCGGTCATGCCATTATTTTCTATGGCCTTATTAGCTTGCGCAATTGCATCGCTTTCGCTTTTGGGTAGGTTACTTAAAGCATCATAAGGATTGAAGCCGGGTGTATTTGCTGGTTTAGGTGTAGCTAATTGCACGGCGGGAGAAGTACCGGGAGCACTAATAGTAGGGTTAAGAAAAGTGTTTTCTACAATAGGTGTAGGGGGTTGGAAAGTAGGCGTAACAGGGACAGCGTTAGCTGTTTGTGTAGCGTTTGGTGCAATTTTACTTAATATATCCGCTTGCGCTTGACCAAGAGCTTGAAAATTTGCTGGCGCACCTGTAGCCGCTTGTTGTATAGCAGTTTGACTTGCGGAAGGAAGCGCATTACCTAGCCCCGAGTTCGCTAAATACTTAGCGGCATCAAATCCAGACGCCACTCCAGAAGCAGGAATAACAGCGGGAGCAGCGACAGCGGGAGCAGAGGCTAAAGAAGCCGCCGCCAAGTTTGATCCATAGCCAGCCAAAGTAGTACCTGCTGCTATACCCTGAAGTAACGGAGCGGCAGCGGTAGCGGCAGCGGCACCCGTCCCCAACAAAGCTGTACCCGCCATAGTAGCAGTGCTAGTACCCGCAGCCGCAATAGCCGCAGCCGTAACTGGATCGTTGTATAGACGTATGCCATCTCGGCTATAACCATTAAATTTATTTGGTATTCTCATGCGTAATTACTCCTGTCGCAACGTAGTAGTATTGTACCGTTTTGTGCGCCGAATTTAATAAATCCTAACCTTTCGCAGAACCGTAGCCCAGCGTGGTTTTCCTCTTGTACTTGCGTTACCGCCCAGCCATATTTATCTACTACACCGCCAAGAATAGACCGAATATACGCCCGAATAGACCTTTTTGGTTTAACCCCATATCCTACATGAATTTCGTTACCTTTTAACAATACACCGCCAATTACTTGCCCATCTTCGGTAAGCGGTATCACATCCCAATCTTTTAATGCTTCTAGATACTCAGCCATGCCAACTGTCAAGCGGTGCTTTACAGACTCATACACCATAATAAGGGCACGGTCTTGAGGGGTCATGACGTTTTCATCTTTAGAACATTACTAGCCGACGTATCTACATACACATCGCCCACACGAAGGTTAGCTAAATCCGCTTGGGTGGCAAAACTATAAATCTGGGTTGTCCCTAGTGGCCTATTAAAAGTCATCCCCGCAGCTACTCGTGCAGTTCCCACATCTGATGCAGACCCCGCAACCTGCCCGGGGTTACTAGTTTGCGTAAAGTATTGGCGAAGAATATTATTAAGTTGGTCTTGGTATTTTTGATCGTACTCAATAGGGGCCATTGGAAACGCTGGTATGCCTACAGCCATAATTATCTCCTACCGTCAGGACGAACATTCATTCTAGGGATGCCCAATTGCCATTGAGTACCTAACGTATTTGATTCCACTCTAAACGCCATTTGGCGACCACGTACTCGGGTATACACAAGTTCAGTAAACTGCTGTACGTTATACGTTTGTTGCCCTGCATATGATTGCGTAGACTGTACTGTTGGAGCATTTGCACTGCCGTAGTTTGAACCGGGGTTTTGTCTTGGTCGGACAATAAAGTCTACGCTAGGGTTTTGTGAAGTAGGCGTACTTGACCCATCAAACGTAATATCCGGCACAATCTGCCACACGAATCCATAGTTATGCCCGTCACCAATATCAAAGTCAGATGATTGGACATACGCTGAAATCGGCGAAGGTGGGTTAGTCTCACCGTTATCTACCGCTGCTTCATGATATACAAGCAAATTACTACCTGTAGCCGCCTGTGGGTACTCACGAAGAGGGCTATCTAGCCATGCTGTACGGGTAAGAGTTCCGTAATACCAAACACGATCCAAGTAATTAAAAATTACATACCTATCAATAACATCACTGTTAGCAGAGCAGTAGAACCACCATACTTCAGAATATCCTTCGTTTGCACCTGCAAAAAATTGAAACTCTTGGTTTCTGTTAATGTCGTTAAATACATATGTTCGCAAGGAACAAGGCAACGTTTCTACCCTACCTGCGTAAACATAAAATTTATCTGTGCCCATCCAGTACGTAACACCATTAGCCGTTGCCATAGTATTAGGTGAAGCAATAGATATATTTTCCGCAAGTATGGTAAAACCAAAAATAAATGGGAACCCAAGATACTGCATTGAATAAAGCGCGGCGTCTGTCCATACTAGAATTTCTTGGCGGGTTTGCAAAGCACCCACAATAAAGGAGCCAGAAGATAGACGATTAAATCCCGCTTGGCTTGTAGGAGATACGTCCCATGAAGTATAGTCTTCCACATCCGACCAACGAATAAGCAGCGGGTCTAAATCGGTTTCGCCGTAATCATTACACCCAAAACAAATAGTAATACGACTTTGATCGGACATTAGTATTTCATTAATTGCTGTTGGGACATCTGTCCCCGTTACTATCGTACCGCGAGTGGTATACGCAGGTGCTGACCCTGGCCCCGGTGCCCATTTATAAAGCCCACCCCCGCGAGGAGAGAACAATAATTCTTCTCCAAAATTTGTTTGGCTCCATAAACGAAGCTGTAATGGGACTCCTGTTGTATAGCCCTCCCCCCAACCACGAACAGGGTCTCCAGTGCTAGTTAATGGATTTTGCGGGTTAACAACAACACTTGAGCCGCCGGCAGAAGCGACTGTTTGTGTAGCATTAACCGTAGGTAATTGTCCGTTATTAAGTAGGAACGTAAAAGTATTTGCGTTAGTGACCGTTATGAATTTAACGCCATTAAGTAGTTCTAGGGGTACTCCACCAATTGATTTTGTAATACTTTTATTGACCCCAACTACTGATCCTGTACCCGTTACACCACTTAAGGTTATAGAAACCGCGCCAGAGCTAATCGCACTTTTATTAACTGTGTTTACTGCACCTATGCTAGTTACCCCACTTACGGCTATAGAACGCGCTCCTGTATTGGCAGCATTAATACTGCATATACCTACCGCGCCTGTACCTGTTACACCACTTAAGGTTATATCAAGGGCACCACTTGCGTTCGCAACGCCACTAATAAGTACGTATGCAATAGAGGCCGTGCCTGTACCAGAGCCAACACCTGTAGCAGTAAAAGTTAGCCCTACATTATTAGCCGATGCGCCAATTAAAGTAAAGTCTGTAGTGCCTATAGACGTAATACGATATTCCTGCCCAACAAAGAAAGAACCCGCTGTGGTTGTATAGCCGTGGGATGTTTGCGTAACTGTTATGACGTTGCTGCCGCTTGTAGTAGCGATAGGGTTTGCACCCAGCGTTGTACTTATAGTCGGCCCGTTAGACCAAGGCCCGGCACCCCAACCTGTACCAACCGTGAAAATATCCTGACCTGTATCTATTTGGTATTTAGCTACAGTAGAACCCCCACCGCTCCCCGTATCAGAGGCGTTTGCGTTAACAGCGGCACCGGGGGTGTCTATGCTAGATACTGCACGAGCTTGGATGGTATAGGTGGTGCTTGATACGTAGGTAATTCGGTATTCTTGATTTAGGATAGGCGCAGTTATGTTGCCCCCTAAAGATGCCGCTCCGCTGAACGTAACAAAGTCCCCTGTCTGAAACCCCGAGCCTGTTGCGTTAGTAACTAAGATTGTACTGGAGCCGTTAGTAGCAGCAAAAGCAACTGCGCCAGCAGCCGAAGTAAATCTAAGTGGCGTTATATCGTAGTACTCGCCACCAATATCTTGTACATAAAACTTTAAATTTGTGCCAATACCAAGTAAGTTATATTGCTTTAATGTAATCCAATTCCACAATGAACGGCACGTTCCAATAAAGGTTGAATACGACTGCGCAGCCCAACCACCAATTTTCTCAGGGTACCCAGAACGAAAACGTACTTTGTCCGATTCAAACCAGCCGCCCTCATTGGCGAGTGTAGTGCCTTCTCGATTAACACCGGGCCGAAATTGGAGTTTTTGTAATGGCATGAGGTGCCTTACGTCTTGATGATAAAGTTAATAGTTAAGTACGGCGGCAAGTTTTGGTTAACACCTGATACACCGGCTGAAGCTATCGTCGCTGTAATACCTGTTGTAGCTGATTCTGTATTGCCTGTTTGATTTTGTGTGGTTGATAGCTTTGACGGAGTACCAGAGCTAGTGTTTTGGGAACTTGACATTAGAATACTGTGCTGGTGACCGGGGTCAGTAATTGTTGCAGTATGAGTGTGGCTTGCAACAACCGTATCAGAAGTACCGCCTTTTACCCCGATGCCAACAAACGCAGTTAGTGTAATTGTGGTGCTAGCCGCATTCTGTGCAGTACTAATGATGTAAGTGCCAGTGGTTCCAGTACCAGTACCGAGGTCTGTAATTTTTGTACCAGTAGTTATACCCGTACCAGCCAAAGCCTGTCCTATAGCTACAGTGTCGGAACCCACAGCGGTAACATTAAGTACTGTACTAGAGGAAGTTATAGTTCTTGAACCAATGGCGGAGGTTGGGGCTGGGCTAACCGTGTATGTACCAGCGCCTCCAGTACCCGTACCAAATGCTGTAATTGTGCAGTTGGCTGGCACGTTTGTACCGGTAATAATATCCCCTATATACAATGCCCCTCGCGTAACTGCGGTTACAGTAAGCACTCCACCTGTACTTATTGACCCGGTAACTACTGCTCCAATAATTCCTGTTACTGACCCAGTAGTGGCGGCACTTGCGCCAAACGGCATGCGGTTTATGTAGTTAGGTAGATTAAATGTCGTCGTGCCGTTCCCAACACCGAACGTAGTACTTACTACCCCAAACAAAGACGCATAGGTTGTCCGTGAAACTTCCGAGCCATCACACAATAACCACCCTGTAGGAGAGGATGCAGTAGGCCACATCATTAAGCCACCGGAAGGAATTCCTCCAGATACAGCGGTATCAACGTATTGTTTAGTTGCGGCTTGTAAAGCCAACGTAGGGTCTGCGCCTAACGTAGTAGTCCCACCTATAGATAGGTTTCCATTTACTGGAAGGTTTCCATTTACTGCAAGATTACCTCTAACCTGATTAATAGCATCTATGCAAACAGTTCCGTTACAATATATTGACGCTGTAGCCCCAGCAGGAAGCACATATGCCGCACCGGCGGCTGTAGTATTACCAATAGACGTACTTACATATATTGAACAAGTATAGGCACTGCTATTCCCTACAACATATAACTTAGATACGGGGGGAACATATACATTAAACGCCCCATTGGTTAACGTATTTAAATTAAGTGCAGCGCATCTAGCTTCGTCTGCTACACCACTATAGGCGATCAAAGCGTAGTTTGTTGATGTTGCTAAAACTGTAGCTGTACCGGAAATTGCATCTTCGAGCAACGTACCTAGATTATTGTTGGTAGTATTGCCCCAAATACCGGACTGTTCGCCACTAGCAATAAGTTCAATACGTAGGTCGTTGGAGTAGGTACTTGCCATGTTAGTTCCCTAAATAGATTGCGCGTTCATCTTTACGGCGGTTTTCTAGTCCCTTTAAGACTTTACCCGCAGCTTTGCAATATTTTAAAAATTCTTCGGCAGCTCCCGCATGGTCGCCCCGGTTGTGTTTTTGTCGCAGCGTGCTGCGTTGTAGAGTACCTAAACCTACGTTAAAACTAAAGCTTACAAGAGCGTCAAGCCAGCTTTGATTATTAATAGCGCTAGGGCAATAACGCAAAACTCCCGCAACAAAACGATTAAGGTCTTTTGCAAGTATGGCATCTACTTCCTCCATTGTAAATACACGGTTCCAGCCCTCTGGGCAAGGCAAACTTAACCTATCTTCAAACGGCACTTTTGCGTGATTCGCTTCGATTACATGGCCCACGCCGATTGTCCAGAGTCGGGCAGGGCACCGGTAAGGTTTATTCCTTACCCCCTCATGATGCTTAATCATGTCAAGTGCTTTTTTGCTAATCATTTCCCAAACGCTCTACCGCCAAAGTGAAACGCTATGATGCTGGCAAACAAAGCCTGAGTCTCGTCATCCCATAATTGTTCAGCTAACTGAACAAAATCTACCCCAGTTGTTAGCCCCTTGTAAGCTATCACAGCGTCGATACCGACTAGCAAAAAGAAGAACCCATAAGTAATCACAGGGCGCACAGATGCGCGTAGGTCTTTCATCCACTTAGATGTGCCTTCATTTAGCGACGTGTCGTGAGCATAGATTGCATTCATCTCCGCTTTTTGTGCGTCGATTAGCGAGACTTTCTCCGCAGATTGTGTCTGGGTCTTAATCTCGTCTAACTTAATTTCTTCAATGTGTTGCTGTGCAACATATCCTGCGGCGGCTAGTTGTAGCTCGCGCTCAGTCTGCATCTGAGCCAGCTTTAGCTCATGGGATTTATCTGACTTGTCTTGGAAAAAATCAAGCAGCTTAGGCAAACCGCCCATCAAAAACGACACAAAAGTTGAAAAGATTGTAAGCATTATTCTTGTACTCCTAATAATATTTTGGCGCGTAGTTCACGCATTTTCTTTATTTCTTCCATCGCTGCTACTGTTGCGTTATTCATGTCCATATACATGATCCCCATGACTGGGAGCGCAATAATCAACACAAAACACAGAGCGATGACGGCGATGAGTAAAGACCACGGTACGTCAGACTCATTCTTAGCATTATCATTAGCCATAAAAACCACCCTGTTACGAACAATACTGCACAGATTAGTGTCGTTTGTTCTTTTACCTTCTTTACTATTCTTGCTCTTCGCCAAGCTGCCATCTGTTGTTTCTGTAATTCTTGCCGCTGTACTTCAGCGCGTTCTGCTTTTACCCTGTCCCGCATAGCTTCAAAGGATGACCATATTGCACCAAGCTCTTTTGGGGCTGAATACACTAAGGTTTCGCGTAACTCTGTTTCTAACCGCTGCATTTCTTTTACTGCCATGACCCGGTTAAAAGCCTCTTGGTTTACCGATAATTCCGGGTCACGTACTTTTTTAGTCTTTAGTTCTTCCTCGTGAACATGCTTTTCCAACTGCTCATGCGCTTTAAAAAAGTGTCCCAGATGACTACTAATGTCAGCAACCACATCCTTGGCTTTACCGAACGCGTCCACCAGCTCCATACCATCAGCTTTAGCTGTCTGATATAACTCACAACCTTGTTTAATTGCGTTTGCAGCAAGTTTTGCAGCCGCAAGAATTGTAAGTGGGTCAATTTTGTTTTTCCCTTAACTTAATAGTTCCTCAACAATTACCCAAGTTTTGTTATTTTCATCCCAAGTGTAAATATTATTATCAATAGGCATCGGTGTTGGCGGTTGCCAAGTGACATCAGAATCTAACGTCCAACTAGGAAACGGTTGCGG